GGCGTCCACATCGGCAATAACTGCTACGTCGGATGTCAGGCATCGGTCGTCAGCGGTTACAGCATTGGCGATGAAGCCACAGTAGCGGCAGGCGCAGTCGTCCTGAACGACGTTCCTGCTGGTGCTTTTGTCGCAGGCGTTCCGGCTGTGGAAAAGAAGCGGAGCTCCAAATGAATGTTTTTGTTATTGCGCCCCACCCGGACGATGAAGTCCTGGGCTGTGGCGGCATGATTGCAAAAAGGGTAGCCGCCGGAGATAAAGTGGTCGTTTACATTGTGACAAGAGGATACGCCCCGCTGTTCGATCAGGCCCTGATTGAAAAAGGCAGAGAGGAAGCGGTCAAAGCGAATCGCCTCCTAGGTGTAAAAAGACTGCTGTTTGGAAGCCAGCCGGCATCTGAGCTCAGTACGATTCCGCAGCATAAGCTCACGGAGGAGCTGCTGATTGCCATTCAGAGCGAAATGCCCGACGAGGTTTATATCCCGCATCGGGGAGACATTCACCTTGACCACAAAGCGGTGGCCGATGCGGCAATGGTAGCCCTCCGCCCGAAATACTCCCACAGGGTAAAACGGGTGTACGCCTACGAAGTTCCTTCCGAAACCGGCTGGGATATTCCGAATGAAGGAAATGCTTTTATACCGACTGTCTACGAAGACATCACGGAAACGGCGTTCCTCAAGCTCGAAGCGCTGCGCATCTATGAATCCCAGGAAGAGCCGTTCCCCAAGGCACGGTCAATCAAGGCTGTTGAAGCGCTGGCTCGGTACAGGGGGACAACGGTAGGCGTTGAAGCGGCTGAGGCATTTGCGCTTATCCGCGAACTGAAGTGAGGTGCCCATGATTCTCGCTTCACATCAGCCCAATTTCTTGCCTTACATGGGCTTTTTCTATAAAGCATCCCGGAGCAACGTCCTCGTCTTTTCCGACGATGTTGCATTTTCAAAAAGCGGGATGCATAACTGGAACCGCATCTACACAGCAGCAGGACCAAAGAAGTTGACCGTTCCGGTCACTGCACATCATGACGATCCGCTGATCGATGTCATGGTCAGCGACCCTAAGTATAATCTGCCGAAGCTGGCAAAGACCATTGACCAGGAGTATCGGAAGGCCCCGTTCTTTGAGGAAGGGATGGAGCTGGCAGACATCATGCGTAAGATGGCCGGCGCCGATCAGCTCAAAATGACGGAGCTGAACATCGAGCTCATTATGCATTGCATGAATCGATTCGGCATTACTGCAAAGACCCTGCGGGCTTCCGCAGATCTTGATATCTCCGGGCATAAAGATGAGCGGCTGTTCCAAATGTGCGAGCAATTAGGTGCGGATACCTACCTCAGTGGTACAGGGGCTATGGCGTACCACGTTGAAGAGGATTATGTCAAGAGAGGCATCCAATTGGTATACACGGACTATGAGCCGATTGTATACCCCCAAATTCACGGCGACTTTGTTGAAAACCTGTCTGCGATCGACTACATTTTCAACTGCGGGTTTAATCTCCCACCGTCGTGGAAAGTGAACGGAGGTTAACATGGGAGAAGAGTACAGGCCGTTAGGCATCTATATCCCGAGCTATAAAAGGTACGACACAATTGTCACCCATACACTCCTGGAATACTACAAGGTAGTAGTCCGCGAGTCGGAATATGAGTTGTATGCTCAGACCATTCCGCGTGAGAACCTCATCGCGGTCGAGGACGAAAAGATTAACAGCGTCTCCAAGGTTTGGAATTGGGTCATTGAGAATGCAGAAGAGGATATCATCTGTACCCTTGGTGATGACATGGCCGACGTTATCTACCGTCTTGATAAGAACGAACGGGTCACAAACCCCGAGATCGTCACGTCGGAGATTGAGCGCATCGCTCAGTTGATGGTAGATCTGGACATCGGATATGGATGTGTGGATGCCACCATCGCCCCCTGGAACTACAACTCTGAATTTGCTTTTGCAGGTACATCGGGCGGCATCTGTTGGATTAACCGCAAGGTGTACAAATCCAAGTTCAGCGATGAAATTGGATACTGCTGTGATACTGATGTTGTGTTCCAGGAACTGCTGAAAAACCGCATCGTCCTCAAGCCGAAGTATTTCTGCTCTCATGGTGGAACTGACACCAACAAGGGTGGTAACTCCAAGAAGAGCCGCGCAAGTATGATTGCCAGCTTTGAACGCATGAAAATCAAGTGGGGCAAATACTTCGATTACGACCTGAGGTCGAATAAAATCTACATCCGCGTTCCGCGATAAAAAACCAGTAGGCGACTGACTTTCCTCTTTACATGGCGGTAGGTTATGCTACGATACGATTGAAGGAAAACCCGAACCAAATGAGGAGGTAAATGAATGGGTTATATGCCTACAACGAAAAGCGGACACAATATGTTTGTCATGGCGAGTCTGCTTCAGAAAGCGATTCGCAGAGGCGACAAGGAGAAGGCCGGTTACGCGGCCTATGAAATGTTCGGCAACTACGACGGTACACTCTGGAAGCGTCTGTATGTAGTCTCGGCCGAAGATTGCTGGGGCGTACTCACGAAAGAGGTCGATGCTCTGTATAAGAAGCATCTGGCAGCCAATGAAGGACTGAAGGGATACAGCAAGAAAAGTGGATATGTTTCAGTTGCCGTCTCTCTCTTGTGCGATGCGCTCAAGAGCAGGGACGCTTGTTATTATTCCTGCAACTTCATTCTGAGTGACAACGAAGGCACCGGCCGGCCTCTCTGCACAACACAGGATGCAGCGGAGCTCAAAGCACGATTGGATGCTGATGCACAGATCGGCGGAATCTTTGATTATGACGCTCAGACCCATGATGTCTATGCCCATCTGCTTTATCATTCCATCCGCGAATGCAATATGGAAGATTCGGGCTACGCAATCAAGATGCTGACCACATTGAAGCATGATCTGATCTGGAAGGTCATCAAGGCTGCTGATGAAGATTTCACTGGCGGTGCTTATGCGAATGAAATCGACGCACTCATCAACGCGGATAACTTCACGAACAAGAAGTTGACGCCCGATAAGCGCGACCCTCTCTTCCAGTCCAAGGCCATCATGATTCTGATGTATGCGCTCAGTGGAAAGTACAAGTCGGTAAGATCTACTCCGTATATCGATCTGGTTGAAACCATTGACCATACAGACGTTCCCTGTGAACTGATCGATATTCGAAAATGCATTCTTGAGGGCGGTAAAATTCCTGAATACGTTTTCGACGTTCACACGATTCAGGGTAAGCGAGCTGGCCACACAGATTGGGAGATGAACCTGGTGGAGAACGATGCACTTCGACCGTTCCAGAAAGCATTCTTCGAAGAAGGAAGCTGGGCGCTGCGATACGATTACAAGCATCGAACCGGCATCTGCACAGAAGGCGAGTACCTGGAAAGTCTGGAGTACCGCAAGACACATGAAGCGAATCCGGCCAAGACAATTCTCGGCCTGACTTACTGATATGGAGCGAAAGAGTGATATGGTCCGCCGTTTCGTGGCGGCCGGAGACTTCAAATCGGCGCTCCGAATCGCCAAGGGTTTTCGCCTTGGCATCACCAAAGAGCAGAAGGACGCTATGACCCGAGCATTCGAGTGCATGACGAATCCGCGCTTCTATATCTCCATTGGATTGGATATAGCAGAAACCGTGGAAAAGGGCGTAGAAACAGTCCGATTGCTCTACGGGGCTAACAACCCCACCTAAAAAATAAGCCCGTAAAATGGCCTCTACGACCTTGTGCGTAGGGGCTGTTTTCATGCCATGAAGGTGACGAAATGGAGAACGAAAACAAGAAAAATGACATCGTCGAACTGGGCAAAGAAACCCGGTTTCAAAGCGGTGAGGAAGCGGCGGAAAAAGGCCGTATCGGAGGCATCAAATCTGGTGAGGCCAGGAGGGCAAAAAGTGCAGCCAGAAGAGCCGCTCAGCAACTGCTTGCGATGACTGCCAGAGGGCAGATGAGAGACAACCTTTTGAAGGTCGTCAATGAGGACGATTTGGTAGAGGGCGCTCGAAACATCGATGTTCTCGTAGCACGTCTTTTGGTTATGGCAGCCGGTGGAAATTTGCAGGCTGCTGAGAAGCTACTCAAGATTGCCGGCTATGACTCTGAGGAAGAGCGCAAGGAGCGCGAGAGCTTGAACGCAGATATGCGCAAGAACATGGAAAGCGAAGCCAGACTTCAGGCAATGGATGCAGGCACTCTTGGCCGGTATTCCACCACTGTGATCGACGGTGATGAGGGAGAAGAGGTCGAAGACGTCTTCATTTACTTGCCTGACAATGGCCGCGACAAAAACCTCAACTTGCCGATGGTGGCAGAGGAAGCCGGAGAAGATGACGAGGATCTGGACGATGAAGATTAACCTGCCCCCAGACACGTTTACCAATCAAACTACCGTGGAGGCTTGCTCTTTGTAACACAGGAAGGGGATGCATATGCCACGGATTCTAAAGCCGCAGGAAGGTCCGCAAACTGACTTCCTGGCCACAGAGGCAGACATCTGTATCTACGGAGGCGCCGCTGGCGGTGGAAAGTCGTATGGACTCCTACTGTCACCGCTTCGATATAAGAATGTACCAGGCTTCGGCTGTACCATATTCCGAAAGAACTTCAACCAGATCTTTGCACAGGGTGGCCTTTGGGATGAGGCTTCCAACCTGTATCAAGGAATCAGAGGCGCTCAGCCAAAGATGTCCCGCAATATGTGGGTGTTCAAGAATTCTGAAGGAAGAATTCTGTCGAAAGTATCCTTTGCTCATATTGAACGTGATATCGACCTGGCAAAGTGGCAGGGCTCACAGATTTGTGAGATCGGCTTCGATGAGCTGACGCATTTTTCAGAGAAGTCTTTCTTCTATATGCTCTCCCGAAACCGTTCCACTTGCGGCGTAACGCCATTCATTCGCGCAACGTGCAACCCTGATGCGGATAGCTGGGTAGCTAAGTTCATTGAGTGGTGGATCGACCAGGACACAGGCTATCCGATTCCTGAGCGAAGCGGAAAGATCCGTTACTTTGTCCGCCGTGAAGAAATCGTCCATTGGGCAGATACCCAGGAAGAACTTTGGGAGCGATTCAATCTGGTAACTCCCGAAGAGCGCGGCGAGCCTAAGTCTGTGACCTTCATCATGTCCACGATTTATGACAATCAGGCCCTATTGAAGATTAACCCAGGCTATCTGGCAAACCTGAACGCACTGCCTCTGATCGAGCGTGAGCGTCTGCTGCATGGCAACTGGAAAATCAAGGCTGCAGCCGGTCTGTTTTTCAAGCGGACTCAGCTCGGCGAGGTTCTGGAGAAAGTGCCACAGGACATCATCCAATGGGTACGGTGTTGGGACTTGGCGGCGACCGAAAAGACAATGGACGGCGATCCTGCTTATACGGCAGGCGTCCTGATCGGCAAACGCAAGAATGGCCGATACCTTATCGCAGATGTTATCAACAAACAATTGTCCGCGTCTGATGTGCGAAAGCTGATTAAGCTGACGGCACAGACAGACCGCGCAGCATATAAGCGTGTCCGCATCCGCCTCCCGAAGGACCCCGGCCAAGCCGGTAAGGAGCAAGCGGAATCCTACATCAAGTTCCTTGCAGGCTTCGATGTGGTAGCGGTCGCAGAAACCGGCAGCAAGGAGGCCCGAGCTGAGCCTATGGCTGCACAGTGGCAGGCAGGTAACTTTGACATCCTGTACGGCCCTTGGAACGAAGAGTATCTGTATCAGCTTGAGAACTTCCCTGACAGTAAGTTCAAAGATATGGTCGACGCCTCTGCAAACGGCTTTGCGGAGATCGAGACCAAGAATGTATTCAACGTCAGCAATCTGATCTGACAACAGCAAGAAGAGGTGAGAGCAAATGGGCGATAAGAAAAAGCAGCAGGTAGACCGCATGATGGCCTACGCCAGACTTCTGGAAAAGCAGGCCGGCAAGGCGGTCAGACCATACCGTGCTGACGGCTATATGAACCTCCTGAACCGATACGGCACTGAAAAGGACAGCCACGAGCGGTACATTTTTGTGCCCGAAGTTACCGTTCCAGATGAGTCCCTGACAATGTTCTATGAGGGCAATGGCCTGTTCGCCAAAATCATCGACGCCCCTGCGGAAGAGGCGTTGAAACACGGCTTCACGCTGAGTGATGTATCGGATGAGGAAGTCGAATCGTTTTACCAGGAAGCTCTTGACGAGCTTGATTGGGAAGAAACTGCCATGACTGCCATCAAGTGGGCGCGTCTGTTTGGCGGCTCTATTGCTGTCATGCTCATCAATGACGGCCACGGTCTGGAGGAGCCTCTGGATTGGAAGCACATCAAGTCCATTGACGACATTCGTGTTTATGATCGCTCAGTTATCCAGCCTGATTATGAGAGCATGTTCCACTATGACCCGAGAGATCCGTTCCGCACTCGCGGCAGTCGTCTCGGTATGCCTGAATTCTACTCCGTATATAGCAGATACGGAAATTTTACGGTACATGAGAGCCGTTGCCTAGTTTTCCAGAACGGCATTTTGCCCGAGAATTCTACGAACTCCATCTACCAGTTCTGGGGTATGCCTGAATACATCCGCATCCACAAGGCCATCCAGGACGCTGAGATTTCACATCGCAGCGCACCTAGAATGCTCGACAGATCTGTTCAGCCGGTCTATAAGATGAAAGACCTGGCTGCTGAGTTGGCTACTGAAGAAGGCGAGAGCAAAGTGCTCCGCAGACTTCAGACAATCGACATGGCTCGCGGCATGATGAACAGCATCACCATTGACAGCGAAGGCGAAGATTATGACTTCCGTTCCTTCCAGTTCTCTGGCGTTGCTGACGTCATCGACTCTGCTTGCAACTATCTGTCGGCGTTGACCAACATTCCCCAGACCATTCTGTTCGGTCGTTCTCCGGCCGGCATGAATTCAACTGGCGAGAGCGATCTGGAAAACTGGTACAACTTCGTCGAGCGCATCCAGAAAAGAATGATTAAGAGCAACCTGCGGTATTTGCTCTCCATCGTCTTTCAAGCGGGCATTGCATCCGGTGAAGTGGATGAAGTGCCAAAAATCAAGATCGAATTCAATCCGCTGTGGTCTATGAGTGATACCGAAAAGGCCACTCTTGACCAGCAGAAAGCGGCAACTGCCCAGGTAAGAGCCCAGACTGCTCAGATTTACGTCGGCATGGAAGCAGTTGACCCGTCTGAGGTCCGCCGCAAATTGGCTGACAGCAGCGAGTTCGACATCGAAACCTTGTTGGACGAATATGAAGATGAGGACGATCTGATGGCCGCATACACCGGCATGGAGGCATCGGGCACCAACCCGGTTAGCATCTTCGAGTCTGGTGATTTCGCTCAGTACGCTCAGGGTGTTGACATTAACGCCCATGCCACAGATCCCGGTACAGAAGGCAGCGCTCCTGCCAATGCTCCGGCGGCTACGAAACTGCCTCAGGATATGAGCGCAGAAGAGGTCGAACAGGCCGAAGAAGCGGCGCAAAAATCCGCTAAAAGGGCGGAAAACCAAGATAACGCAGAAGGGTATAACTCAACCCAAGGGGAAGGGAAACCCTTTTCTGTGGGCGTCCTCGTGGTTTCAGAGGGCAAGATCCTGACAGGAACTCGCCACAATGACTTCGGCTACGGTCTGATTTGTGGTCCTGGCGGTCATGGCGAGAAGGGCGAAAGCCCTGAACAGGCAGCGTTCCGCGAAACGGAAGAGGAATTCGGCATCAGCCCGAAAGCACTCATCCCGATCGGGACTGGCCCTGTTGAGCCCGACACTGGCCTGACTCCGTATCTGTTCCTTTGCACCGATTATGAGGGCGAACCGGATTGTGTAGATCTGGAGATGACCAATCCTACGTTCCGCACTCTGGAAGAAATCCATGACCTCGCGGCATCGCTTTTTCAACCGTTTGCGGATGGCCTCAAAGTGCTGGAGGATTGCGTCTGCCCTTTTGAAGAGGACGGGGGGCCCGATAGCGGCAACCATAACCACGAGGGCGTACCCGGCCAGGTGGGAGGCTCTGCTCCCAATGGCGGAGAAAACAATCTTGGAAGCAAGACAAGCGGTGAAGTCACTTCCGAACTAAAGAAGTGCGGAAAAGGTTCGAAAGTAACCGTATCGGTCTACGACCGCGATATGGATGAAACCTACAACGACACCTTTGAACTTGGCGACGACGGAAATTGGACTTCGCCGAATAGCGGAAGGTCCCTGTCCGAAGAAGAGCTCGCTCATGTTATATCTGACAAAGACACAAAAGAAAGCTCCCTTGATGTTAAGGGCTCAGGTGAGCGAATTGAACCTGAGGGCTTTGCTTCAAGAATGGAATCTTTTGTCGGAGGCGGATACTCTGTTGGAGACATTTTAGAGAAAGACGATATCGAGTTCATAAAGAACAATATGTCCGAAACCGATCAGCCTCTGTATCGGATTGAAGAAAGCAGATTCACGGCTTCCTCTGCTGAAGTCGGGCAAGAATTGCAGTTCAATGGCGAGCTTCGGAGCTTTACAAGGAACTCGAAAGTAACAAACTCGATGCTGGATGAAAACTCCGATGAGTACGCATATATGGAAGATCCTGTTGTGTTCAAGACTGTCGGAGCTACGAAACAGTTCGATGTTTCTCCCTATGCAGGCGCCTATGCCACGTCACAGGAGGAGAGCTTCGTCGGAGGAAAATTCGAAGTAGTTGGGAAAGGAACTTATACAGCTCCGAATGGCAATGAGTACCCTATGATTACCATTCGTCAAAAAGGAAATACCGACGGCTCAACAAATCCGAATATTTCCGAAAAATCTATTGACAAATCCGCAAGAACAGCTACGATAACGATAGAGGAAAACTCAGACGAAGGGAACAGCAATTCCGGCAACCACAACCATGGAGGTCGTCCCGGAAAGATAGGTGGCTCCACGCCGAAACCTTCCGCAAACGGCGAAAACACGCCTTGCCTTGACTTCGCGGATAAGAAGAAGCGGAAGAAACATTTCCGTTCCCACGGCCATGAGTATTCCGGCCTTAATGAAGAACAGTATGTTCAACACGCAATTGATTTCCTCAAGCAACCGTGCGGTGGTGACATCGATGGATTTCTTTCCAAAGACGGCGAGATTTACCGCTTCAACACCAAAACCGGCGAGCTTGCAGTTGGAGTCCCCGGCGGAGCTATAAAAACCTGTTTCCATCTGAGATACAATAGGAAGAAAGGCGCCGTCGATATTGCAGCAGCGAACAGAGTTTTCCAAAATAAAAAGGCCACTGAATCCAAAACAGGTAGTTGAAAGGATGACAAGTGATGGGAAATCGCGGACCGCATCTGTGTCCCGTCTGCGGGAAATATGAGTTTGAGCATAGAGATTCCTACGACATCTGCGATGAGTGCGGATGGCAGGACGACGCATACCAGTTGGATAATCCCGACGAAGAGTGTTGTGCGAATGAACTCAGTTTGAATCAGTACAAAGAAAAGTATGCTGCTGGATGGCGGCCTGATTTTCCTGATGACTAAGACGACATGGACGCATTTTCGAGGAGGAAGCAGCCGATGCTTAAAGTAACTCTTGAACAGTTTGAAGTGAATCTCGACGACTACATCAACATCTGCCAGACTCAGACCGTTCATATCGAGGTAGATGGCGAGATTGTCGCCAAGCTGGTCGGTGCTTCTGACGCCGACTAGTAACTCTACACAACCCAATAATAGAAGCGGAGCGGCCGAAAGGCTGCCCCGCTTTCTTTTATGTAACAACGCTGGTATAGCTCAGTTGGTAGAGCAGCTGATTTGTAATCAGCAGGTCGTCGGTTCGAGTCCGTCCACCAGCTCCAAAAGACCCCGTCAAACCTCTCTAAACAACCGGGAAAGGGGGAAAACCATTGAACAAACTCCAACACCAGGAGATGGTAAAAAAGGCTGTCAAGGGCAAGTTCTACGGTCACAGCAGCATTAAAAGCAAAAGAACCCCTCAGTACCCGGACTCGGCGGAACGCGAGTTCAAGAGAGTAACGAACGGCTATATGCGGCTGCTGAACAAGACTCTGGCAGACTATTTGCCGGAGCTGCTTGCGTCGTATAAGCAAGCGCAACGGGTGGACGCCAGATATGATGATCTCCGCGATCAGGAGGAAGAAGTCCGCCGCGTTTTTCAAAAGATCGCGGAAGAGCTGGAGCAGAAAATGTCTGCTTACGGCCTCGCGGAACTTGTTGACAAGATTTCACGGATGACTAAGAACACCTCGCTCAGAGAGTGGAAAAGGGTGGTCCGCGAAACACTTGGCATCGACCTTATGAACGACTATTACAGCGCCGAATTCTACGAAGCGGCCTTACGCCGCTGGGTGGATGAAAACGTGCTGAAGATAAAAAGCATCCCGACCGAGGCACTTGGCGAGATGCAGCGAATCGTGTTGAACGGTTATCGGAGAGGTTCTACGCTCACTGATATTGCCCGAGCAATCCAGGAAGAGTACAAGCTATCGCGCCGAAAGGCACAGCTTCTTGCTCGTGACCAGGTTTCGACGCTGAACGCTCAGATCTCGAAGATGCAGCAGCAGGACGCAGGCTGCACCAAGTATCGGTGGTCTGACTCGCACGATTCGAGAGTGCGTGAATGCCACCATGATTTGAACGGGAAGGTGTTCTCCTGGGATGAGCCGCCTGAGATGTGGTATGAAACAAAGAGCGCCGGCAGGATTTACACGGGCCGACGCTGCAATCCCGGCGAGGATTTTGCTTGTAGATGCGTAGCAATTCCGGTGTTCGACATCGACACAATTGACCTACCAATGAAAAGCCAATATGACCGCTCAGGCTCACCGCTTATGCCTGTATAAACATTACCAAAGGAATGACCGACATGGAAACACATGAAAAGATTCGAGTCTACGTCAATGTGAAGAAGGGCAAGACCATCTGCATTTGCAAAGCATCGACGAAACGATGTAAGAAAAAGTGCGAGCTGGATGTTGTGACCAGAGATAAGTTCTACGAATGGGAGGATACCTTTCATCGAGACAAATATGGCAAGTGACGTTGGCAAAGCCATTGGCACCTGCACCAATTCTGAAGAAAGGAGCGAAAGCTGTGAAGAACTCATTTGCAATCATGGGTATGAGCCGCCAGCTCGGCAAGGTCTGCGAACAGATTGAGTCCCTGGTGTTGTCGATCCAGGAAGCGGAGCAGAGCGATACCGGCATTGCATCAGTCTATGAAGGCTTGCTTCTGGACGAAATGGAACATGCGCAGGTACTGACTCTTCAGCTTACAAAGCTGCTGTCTTTTGGCGAGGAAGTCACCAACACCGACGGTGAGGGCAGCGTCTTTGCTGAGGGAGATCTGAACCATGCGAAAACGGCGGAAGACGCCGATAATAGCGATCCGACCGACTAATTCGGATTCGAAAATCTCGAAAGGGAGGGGAACTGATGACCCCGAAACTCAGTAAGGTGATTCGTCTGGACAGCCTGCCGCTGGGCCAGACTTATTTCACGCCCGAAGGCTACCTTGTGGATCGGCCGATTCTGACCAGCACAGGTATCTTCGAATATCAGAACCCTGATGGAAGCATCAGGCGGGAGCTGCGACTCCCTGAGGATGTTTTTGATCCCGAAAGTCTGAAATCGTATAAGGGACGTCCTATCATTATCACTCATGACGCAGGGCTTGTCACGAAGGATAATGTGAAGGAGAACCAGATCGGTACGATTCTGACCGAGGGATACCGCAGTAATGATGACGTTCGTGCTGAAATCATCATCCATGACACCGACGGAATGCAGGACGCCGGCTTAAAAGAGCTGTCGCTCGGCTACAACCTCGATCTGGAGGAGAATCCCGGCGAATGGGAAGGTCAGCACTATGACGCCATCCAGAGAAACATCCGCATCAATCACTTGGCACTTGTCCGCGAGGCCAGAGCCGGTGAGCAGGCACGGCTGAATATTGACAGCCGCGACCCAGATAACACTCTTAAAGGAGGAAAAGTCATGAGCAAAACCACCACCCCCCAGGCACAGACCAAGGCTCATCGCACCGACGGCACTCTGACCCCGGAGGAGTTCGCCAAGGCAATCGAAGAGTACAAGGCTCGTCGTGCCGAGCGCATTGCCGCAAAGGCAGACTCTGAGGTCGAGCCCACCGCAGAGCCTGTCACCGAACCCGTCGTCGCTAAGGACGAAGAGCCCGCTGCTGAAGAAGCAGTCACTCCCGAAGAGAAGGTCCAGCTTGTGAAGGACCGCCGTGACCGCAGAGATGAGGAAGGCGATCCCGAGGATGTCGACACCGCCAAGGGCGTTATTGCCCAGCAGGACGAAGATATGGGCATTCTGTTCGATATCATCGACACGCTGCTTGCTCAGGCAGACTTCCAGAAGGTCGACGCTGAGGAAGTCGTCGAGACTCCCGCTGTGGAGACTCCGGCTGAAGTCGTTGAGGACGAGGAAGATGAGCCTGTGATTGGCGCTGCCGTTGCCAATGACGACTGCGACAAAATGGACGACGATGATGATGTGGTCCCGTCCACCAACGCCGCTCAGGTCGGCAAGTCCGTACTGAATGTGGACTCTGTTGACGCCATCGTTCGTCAGCGCATCCAGCTCGGTCTTCTGGGCCGCAAGCTGAATATGGACGGCCTGGAGAACATGAGTATCTCCGCCGCCAAGAAGGCGATCATTCTGGCAGTCCGTCCCACCATGAACCTGGACGGCAAGAGCGAAGCCTACATCAACGCCGCGTATGACTACGCCATCGCTGATGTGAATGCCCGTTCCCAGAAGGACACCGATTACCAGAAGCGCCAGATGTTCAACAAGGACTCTCGCAAAGACGAGAGTGACGGCTCCTCTTCCGCTGATGCTCGTCAGCGCATGATCGACCGTCAGATGAATAAAAAGGAGGACAAGTAATATGAGCGCTCAGACCAGATACGGTTATAACACCCCCATGGGCCATGCCGGCGGCATCGTCGACCTGGCTCCCTACGCTGTCGATAGCTTCATCAACGAGGCTGCCAACGGCATCATGAAGTTCGGCATGGGTGTCGTGCAGGGGGAGAACCCCGGCCACGGCATCAACGTCCCTGCCGCCGGCGCTACCGTCGACAAGTTCGAGGGTATCGCTACAAACAACCGCACCACCGAGTACAACATGGACGGCGAGCTGTCCGTTCGTAAGGGTGCCTCTGTCGGTGTTATGCGCTACGGTCGCATCTATGGCCGCATCGCTGCCGATGTTGAGCCCGCCTACGGCGAAGCTGTTCATCTGATCGTTTCCGGTGATGAGGCCGGCTGCTTCACCAACGCTGAAGCTGAAGGCACTACCATCGCCATCAAGGCCCGCTTCCTGAGTGGTGTCGACACTGTCGCCCAGGTCGCCATGATTGAGCTGTTCAATCAGGCCCAGGAGTAATAAGGAGGTAAACTGAAATGAAGAAGCAGCAGCACACCCACTACGATAGCGTCGAGCTGAAGACGCTGAGAAACTCCGCCATTCCGGCCGCCATCATGGCTTCCGAAGGCACTCGCTTTGACAGCGCTGAAGACGCTTCCGTGTTCTTTGCCCGTGAGCTGGACTACATCAAGGCTCAGTCCTATGATGTCGAGTACCCTGAACTCACCGCTCTGTCTCTGTTCCCGATCAGCTCCGAGGCCGACTCCGGTGCTGAGACCATCACTTACTACACCTATGACAAGGCCGGCCTGGCTAAGGTCATCGACAACTATTCCACCGATCTGCCCCGTGCTGACGTGAATGGTAAGCCCTCTCTGGCTATCATCAAGTCCATCGGCGACAGCTACGGCTACTCCGCTCAGGAAATGAGGGCCTCCCGTCTGGCTGGCAAGTCTCTGGATGTCCGCAAGGCTGAGTCCGCTCGCTACCAGATCGACCGCCTGACCAACCAGATCGCTTGGGCCGGTGACAAGGATTTCGGCCTGATGGGCGTTCTGTCTGAAGGCCAGAACATCCCCCTGTTCACCATCGGCGTCGGTGCCGAGTCCGGCGCCAGCACCTGGCTGGACAAGACTGCTGACGAGATCCTGCTGGACATCAACGGTATGCAGAAGCAGGTTGCCCGCGTGACCAAGAACGTGGAGCGCCCCGATACTCTGTGCGTCCCGTCCGATGTCTACATGGACATCAGCACCCGCCGCATCAAGGATACTTCCACCACTGTCAAGGCATTCCTGCTGGAGCACGCTCCCTACCTGAAGGACATTGTGTCCACCGCTGAGCTGGACAGCGACAGTGTGGATACCAACCCCTATGCCGCCAACGGCCAGGGCGTTGCTTTCCTGTTCAAGAATGACATTCGCAAGCTGTCTCTGGAGAATCCGATGCCGTTCTATCAGTATCCGCTCCAGGCCCGCAATCTGGAAATCGTGGTTCCGTGTGAAGCCCGCACCGCTGGCGTCATCGTGTACTACCCGCTGTCCTGCCTGATCGCTGTCGGCGTTTCCTGATTTTTTGTGCAGAGGGATTGCCGTTTGGTAATCCCTCTGCTTCATTCTGGTAATTATTTGGAGGTCAAACAAATGAAAATTAAGAATATCGGTTCGAAAATCATCAGCGTGGGCACCACCGTTCTTCTGCCCGACGCCACTACGGAAGTTTCCAAGGCCATGGCTAATGCTCCGTCCGTTGCGACCCTTATCAAAATGGGTCTGCTGGCCGTTGTAGAGGAGCCCAAGGTCAAGAACGATGCCAAGGCTAAGGCCGAGGCTGAGGCGAAAGCCAAGGCGGAAGCCGAAGCAAAGGCTAAGGCTGAAGCAGAGGCCAAGGCAAAGGCCGAGGCGGAAGCTAAGGCTGCTGCTGAAGCTGCTGCAAAAGCTGCTGCCGCAGCAGGTGCTCAGAATCAGTAAGGAGTGACAGCGATGACGGCCATTGAGATTATCCGCATGATTGGGACGGAGTTTGCAGCCGTTAAGGAGGCAGACCTCGAAAAGTGGATCGAAGTTGTCCGTCCCATGGTGAGCAGAAAGCAGTTTGGCAAGTTATATGAGCAGGGCATTGCCTATCTCGTATGCCACAAGCTGAAGATGGCCGGCTACGGCGAAAGTCCGCTTGGAGATCTTGGAACTATCGGCATCGGCTTCGCTGTTGGAAGCGTATCCGAGGGCGGCAGTAGCATCAGCTTTGGAGCAAATCAGGCATCCAACCTCGCAGCGGATGCCGAACTCGGCCTGACAGTATACGGCGTCCAATATCTCCAGCTCCGCAGATCGGTCATCGTACCGATTCATGTTAGTGGTGAAGAGGAGGTGTAAACCTCATGCCCGCAAACTTCAATTTTGAAGGTGCAAAACTCACCCCCGAGGGGAAAAAGTTTATGGCTGAAATCAACAAGCTCATTGAGAGCACCATCCATGTTGGTTTTCAGGCAGGGGAGAACGCCTACGAAGACGGCACAGATCTGGTCGATGTAGCTGCCTACAATGAGTTTGGCAGTTCCGACAGGCCGCCGCGCCCTTTTATGAAGCAGAGCTTCGAAAATCACGAACCTGAACTGAAACAGGCTTGCGCTCACGCTTATCAAACGGTTTCGACCGGCGGTAGCGCAGAGCAGGCTCTCAAACAGCTCGGCGTATTTGCGAGAGGTCTGGTACAAGAGGAAATCGTTAACGGCGACTTCGAACCCAACGCACCATCCACCATCAAGAAGAAAGGTTCTGAGCAACCTCTGATCGACACAGGCTTCATGCGACAGAACGTCAACTACGTCATCAAGAAGGAGTGAGACCTTGAACATCAGACTGTTTAACAAGAACTACTGGATTCGGCGGTTCGGAACACAGCGCGTAGTCAAGGGCTATCTCGTTTCCGGCAATGAAGACTTTGTGGCAAGCCTGAATGTCCATCCTGTCGGCTCTGATGTAATGCAGGCTCTTCCTGAGGGCCAGCGTCACATTAAACGCCTTGAGGCACACGGCGAAATCGAATTGAAAGTAGCCAATGAAGAACAGAACCAGAAGGGCGATCTGCTCTATTACCACGACGACTGGTATGAGTGTGTGAGTTGCCAGATGTGGGATCACACGATCCTGGCGCACTACAACTATCAGTTCGTTCTCTGCCCAACGGATGTCGGCAAAACGACAGATCTGGAGCCACCGTTGGGCGCTCCGATACCGGCTTCAGGCGGCACAGAGGGAGGCGGCGCATGAAGTTATCTCAGGCGAAAAACCTCTTCCGGCAGTATTTGCAGGATTACTTTTCCGGTGCAGATGTCATCTTTTCCCGGCAAAGCCGCGTTGCAAAGTCGGCACTGCCTCTTGTGTCTATCACCACGGGTAATGTAAATCGCCATCAAAACCCTGTCTACAAGATGGTTGACGGGTATCTGGTGGGCCATTACCTGTCCCGCATTTCCATTACCATCGACCTGTTCACTCACGGAGAACCCGTGATCGATGATGAAACAGGTGCGATTATCGCCTATGAAAACACAGCGTTGGACGACATCCTCGACCTTGCTGATTTTCTGGGCTCACCCTACACCATCGAATGGTGCCAGAAAAACGATTTCAGCATTCTGATCGATGGTGAAGCACAGGACCTCACCGGCTTGGTGAACGACAACAACTATGAGTATCGCTCTCGGCTGAATGTCCTGTTCTATTTCACCCAGCGCACCGTTGGCTCTGTTGCTGTTCTCGATGAAGATAGCATCCTTTATCCGGAAGGAGCTGGCGGTTACACATCCGAAGAGCCTGCACCGACGACCAGTTCGACCGGCCGCTATAAGAACAATGAAGATGACGGTTCCATCATCGTCCCGAGCTTCAGCGGGAACTCCAGTGGCGGTGGAAGCAAAGAACTGGCCGAGAAAGATGCTGGCTACTTTACCGAAGTTGAAATCAAGGAGGAAACAGGCAATGAGTAAAAACTTTGATCTGATTGCCAATGTTGACATCGACATCGCAACTCCGATTGTTGATGGTACGAGCTTTGACAATCTCCTGATCTTAGGGCCTGCACCGAAAGGAGACCACACTGCACCGGATGTTGGTGCTTATTCCAACATCAACGAAGTGTCTGACGCCGGCTTTATCGTAAGCGGCGATGGCGCTGACCCTGTCGGTGTTGCTGCACGAGTTGCATTCGCGCAGAGCCCCACGCCTCACACCATCTACATTGCAACTCAGCGACGCACCGCGGCTGCTCAGGCTGCTGCGGAAACGATCGCCGCCATGAATTCTGCGCTTGGCAATCATGTCGGTGCATACGAAATGGTCGGTTGCAGTGTAGACATGAATCTGGACGCCCGCCGTATTGACGTCACCCTGACTGTCCCGTTTGCTGAAGCAGACGGTCACGGTCTGTTCCAGGCTCTGGCTGAGTTCGTCGAGAATGGCTATACCGCCACCATCGACGGAATCACCGTAGAGCATTACGGTCACTTCAAGCAGACAGAGTACGATGCTCGCCTGCTGGCTCTTGAGAAGGGCGATGAGCCCGTTGTCTTTGAAATGAAGATTTTCAAGGAAGGCTCTCCTGAAGTGACCTACGTCATCAGCATCGATTATCCCAGCACCACTCCCGTCGCCGTTGAGCCTGAGGAAATGGAGCCGGTCGATTCTCCCGAAGCTGAACTGGAAGATCCTGTCATCACCGTCCAGAGAGCTTTGGCGACCAGTGGCTGGTATGTTCTTTGCCCTGCCGGCGTTGATCCCGCCAAGTTCGAAGACATCGCCGCCTGCATTGAAACTCAGGAAAAGATGTTCTGCTACACCGAAATGGGCTTCTTCGGCGCCGGTGAAGATTCCGACGTTCCCACTGTCGGCAATGCTTACTACCGCTCCATGGGCATCTACGGCCGCGAGAATCCCGAGCAGGCCGAAGATGATATCCCGGAAGCCAATCGCTACATGAACGTCGCCTGGGTTGCTAAGTGGCTCAACTATGAGTCCGGCAGTGAAACTGCTGCGTTCAAGACTCTGGCTTCCGTTTATCCCTCTGAGCTGACCGTGACAGAAATGACTGCCCTCGCGGAAGCCAATCTGAATTACTTCATTACGGTCGGCAACAAGAACATCAGTATGAACGGCAAGGTCGCGGCAGGTGAGTGGGCGGACGTTATCCGCTTCCGCGACTGGCAGAAGAACGATATGCAGGTTGCTGTCGTAAATCTGTTCCTTACCCGCCCGAAGGTGCCCTTCACCGATGCTGGTATTTCTCTGGTTCAGAACCAGATGATGGCCTCTCTGAAGCGCGGTCAGAATGTTGGCGGCATTGCAGAAGACGAGTTCGATGCGGATG